TGAGTTAGCTCTTCGCATACGCGAAGCGCTTTCTTACCTTATTTCTTTTTCTGCTTTTTCGTTCTTGAATGTGAATCCTACAACAAATGAGAAAAGAGTGAGAGATTATTCTCACTTATTATCTAAGAATCCAATCCAATTTGGATCTGAAATGTTAATCTCTCTTTTAAAATTGTTTGAATTTGCATTAGAAAACGGAAAAGCATATTGGCATACTGGTGATTTGAATCATTTGTTGTTCAAAGATGACAAAATCAGAAAGTGGAATCAAGATTATCTTGAGCTAATTGATTCTTCCCACATTGTTAAGAATCCTTCACAGGATTTTAATATTGGGGCGTTTGAAATGAAACTCAAGGAAACTATTGAACTTGCTTTAAGATATATGTCTGTACCCGAATTAATGGGTAAATATGAACAACAGATCCTTCTTAATAGAACTAAAGAGTTAAGAGAGATTCAACGTAATCTCCAGTTAACTCAAGCAGCGCAAGCTACTAGACCACCACCAATGTCCATATTAACTTATGGTTCTTCCAATATAGGAAAGTCTTCTTTTTCAAAAATTTTGTTCCAACATTTTGCAAAAATAAGTACTCATATTGGAAAGCCGCTGTCTTTTGAAGACAAATATCACTACGAACGTGTTGTATCAGATAAATACTGGAGTGGCTTTACAACCGCTCAATGGTGTGTATCTATGGATGACATTGCCGTAGCTCTTCCTTCTAAAGCGTCTAGTGATGAAACACTAGATGAAATTATTAGGATAAATAATACCGTTGCTTTTATCCCTGAGCAAGCTCAGATTGATGGTAAAGGAACTATCCCTGTTCGTCCTAGATTGTTTCTAGGATCTACTAACACGAAAGATCTTAATGCACAATATTGGTTTTCATGTCCTTTTGCGGTTCAAAGACGATTTGAATATACTATCTCTTTAACCGTGAAACCTGAATATATGTCCAAAATGAGCAATGGCATGTTGGACAGGGACTTAATTCCAGATGACATGGGGTACGACGACTTGTGGAACATCGTTGTTGAGCGACCCATGCCCGGTAAGAAAGTAGCAAATACCACACGCATTACTGCCAAATATGTGAAAGTTTTTGAGACAAGTGATATCTCAAAATTTCTAGATTGGTACGCTGATGAGATCGAATTGTATTATGCAAGATGTGATGCAATTACGAATTTGTCCAATAAATACAGCACTACATTTATGTGTGAACATTGCGCTCGAATGGAGTGCGTTTGTGGTACGTGTGGTAAGTGCGGTAAAAGTGATTGCTCGTGTGCTACAATACAATCAGGCATTGTAGCAGCTACTGTTACCTATGGTGTATATGTTTATATACTTTTCATGTTCCTTGGATGGTGCATTACTTTGGAATCTATTTTCTCTGTGCTAGAACACTATAAATGTGGTCCTGTCGCATACGGAGCTAGTTTCTTCGGTCTACGCATTAGACGTCTACGTCACCATCTGCAAGGATATATACTGAGAAATAGTGTTGGTCGAGTGCGATCTATATTGACACCTTCCGGTTCTTCTAAGTCTATTTTATATATGCTTGCTATTGTTATCCCAGTGATATGTGTATATAAATTTGCAAGGAGGAAAAATACTGCTATTCAGGGGAGTTTATTTTCTTCGGAGCCTGTTAAGGTTCTTAACGAAAAGCCCAATGTGTGGCATAACAAACCAACCCATGAACTAGCAACTGATGATCTACCTCCAGCGTTACGATCGTCCAAAAGCTTAACAATTGATGATCAACTTAAACTCATTGCAAAGCAGGTTTTTGCAATGAAGCTTAGTTTGAAAAATGGCAAATATGTGATGGGTCAATGTGTTGCTTTGGGAGGGCAGTTATACATGACAAATGCCCACTATTTTCTTCATGACATTGAAGAAATAGAGGTATCAATGTCGGGTATTTCTGATCCAATAGGTAATAGAGCGACTTTTGTCTACAATTCCGATGACATTAAGTTAGATAAGAAAAACGATATTGCCGTATTCTGTGTACGGTCTTTGCCTCCACGTAAAGGGATTTTTGATCGAATTATTAATAAGTCTAAGAGTCTTAATATGACCATTGGTCGTTTTATTACTAGAGATTATGTTTCTGGTATAGCGACTAGTAGACTTGTTAGGAGTATGATTACTCGTCCCCAACACGTGCGTGGACTAGACGTAGATATTTCTATCCACACTCAAATAGTATCGGGGATACCTGATGACTATGTGACAGTAGGGGGAGAATGTGGAGGCTTGTATATCGGCATTTATGATGGTCGATGTGTGCCTCTTGGATTGCATGTTGGTTTTAAACATGACGTCGGCAAAATGTTAGCCGTGTCTATTTGCCAGAGTAAGCTACAGCGCCTTATGACTCAATTTGATTCTCTTTTTACAATACAAGATGCGCCACCTGTTTTAACTACCAAAAATGGTAAACCACAAAGATTGATGCCTATACACGCGAAATCACCTGTTAACTTTGTTGAGGGACACGCAAGTGTATATGGTGGGCTAAAATCGTATATGCCTACGCGATCTCGCGTAGCACCAACGTTTTTGGCCCAAAATTTCGTGGATAAAACCAAGTCTGATGGTAGGTTTGCTATTGAGATTAAAACTGGTGCTCCTGTTATGCAAGGATATCGTCCGACCCAACAAGCTTTGGCTAAGTTGGTCACTCCAAGTGCAAATATTGATTCACACTTGGTAGATGAGGTTGCTGGTAGATTTTTACATGATATTTTATCAGGTCTTCCCTCATCAGAATTATCTCTGATAACACCTATGTGTCTAGATGATGCTATAAATGGTGTTGACGGGGTGCAATACCTTGATGGTATTAAACGTGGTACATCAGCTGGGTATCCGTGGCGGCACTCCAAACGTCCTTTGCTTCGGTATATTGATGGCGATCGGGTGACTGTTACTCAAGGTGTTCTTGATCGCATCCAGGATATTGAATCAAAATATATGTCTGGACATAGGTATCGTCCAATCTTTATAGCAACACTTAAAGATGAAGCTTTACCTATTGAAAAGGTGAAGGCGGGGAAAACGCGAGTTTTTGCTGCCGCTCCTTTAGATTTCCTATTAGTTACGCGAAAGCTACTTTTGCCTTTTATTAGAGTGATGCAACGTAACAAGTTACTTTTTGAAACAGCCATAGGATGTCAAGCTCAGTCTAAGGAATGGGAGATATTGTACAACCATTTGGCAACTAATCCTATTGACCAGACTGTGGCGGGAGATTACGCTTCTTTTGATAAGCGTATGTCACCAATTTTCACTCTAGCGGCTTTTAAAATCATAAGAGAAATTTGTGCTAGAGCTGGATATACAAAGGGTGAATTGAAAGCTATTGAGTGTATAGCCCATGATACGTGTTTTTCGAATCAGGATTATTTTGGCGAATTGGTCATGTTTCATGGTTCCAATCCGTCTGGCCATCCCTTGACAACTGTTTTGAATTCACTTGTTAATTCTTTGTATATGCGTTATGCGTATGCTCAGCTCAATCCAAAGCAAGAAGTTTTCTCTTTTAAGAGAAACGTCAAACTTATTACATATGGAGATGACAATATTATGACAGTATCGTCATCAGCTACTTGGTTTAATCATACGGCTATTCAACGTATTTTATTGGAGAGTGACATTGTTTATACAATGGCCGATAAAGATGCTGAGTCAAAACCTTTTATTTCGCTATTTGAAGCATCATTTTTGAAAAGAACTTTTAGATATGATGAGCAAATAGGTGGAATCGTTGGTCCTTTAGAGCACGATTCTATTGCTAAGATGCTTACTATGTGTGTGCAATCCACGGCGTATGTTCCTCATTATCACATGTTAACCATTGTCACTACTGCTTTGGAAGAGTATTTTTGGTACGGGAATGATGTGTTCGAAAATAGGCGTGAGCGCTTTAAAGAAATTTTGTTGAGCACAAATAAATATACGCGAGAGGAGGTAATGTCTTGCCTCCCTGAGTATAATGATTTGCTCAATAGATATGACGAAGCTTCAAAACCATTTAAATGATATTACTACGTGCGTTAGCATGTGGAAGTATCGCTAAGGGTATTTGATAACCGCCCAGCGAGGAAAAGCTAAAAGGTTTACCATGTAGGGGGAATACCACCACTTAGATTTCAGGTGTCAGTGTGGCAGATGTCAATCCCTCTAGTGAATGAGCAGACTTTTTCAAGTCTATTCCTAGATTGTTCGGCTCATTATAAATATAGGATAACTAGGTTTCCTGATAGGGGTGTGCTTATAGGTTTACGCACGTCCGACATAACAACCTGCTTCATCAAATGAAAATTCGCATCAGAAAGGTGATGCTTACGGCATTCGAGATTCTTCGTCTGCCAGCTCTATAGAGCGAACCACCAATCTTCTGACTAAAGGCCTGGATGGACCTTCGCCAGATATTGTTGTAGGTGCTGATCACGATCAGCATCAAGTCACGCAGTTTACTGATATTGTGGCACCTGAGACACATGATATTGTTTCAACGCCATCTATGTTAGCAAGCGGTGACATGATCAAACAGGGAGAGTTGGCTGCTTTTCTTTCTCGACCTGTTCTTATCGATGAGAGTACGTGGACTGTGGGGACCACGTATGCGTCGCTAGGATTGAATCCTTGGGTCTTATTTTTCAATAATTCGGTGATTAAGAAAAAGATTGATAATTATGCTTTCATTAACTGTACTTTGAAAGTTAAAATTATGATAAATTCTTCACCATTTTTGTATGGGGCTCTTGTAGCTTCTTATGAACCGCTCATTGGAGGGAGTTTTGGCTCTGCAATTTCACCATCAACTCCTCCCGATCTGATTGATCTTACTCAATTGACCACCCAGCCTCATGTTTTTGTAACTGCAGCAGATTCAAGAGGAGGAGAAATGTCATTGCCATTCTTCTATCACCAAGAATGGTTAGATTTGACTAGTTCATCAGATTTAACTGACATGGGGTACTTTAGATTGTCAGAGGTTGCTGAGCTTGCATCAGCCAATGGGTCGACAGGTAATGTCATAACAGTACAGGTATTTGCTTGGGCTGAGGATGTCAAGCTTTCGGGTCCCACCCTTAAGCTCGCTGTTCAGTCCGGGCCTATGACTGTTGATGAGTATATGGCAAAGCCTGTTTCAAACATTTCTTCTACAGTTGCTGCCGTCGCTGAGAAACTCTCGACCATACCTGTAATAGGTCCTTTTGCAAAAGCTACCGTTATTGGAGCTAGAGCAATTGGAAAAATTGGTGCATTGTTTGGATATACTAATCCACCAGTGATTGATGATGTCAAACCTATTCGGTTGGCAAATTTCCATGCTTTTGCTAGCGCGGAGATAGGGGTACCCGCTGACAAAATGACACTTGACCCGAAATGTGAGCTTTCTGTTGATCCACGTACTGTGGGTCTTTCAGATGTAGATGAATTATCAATTGTCTACATTTCTGGTAGAGAAGCCATGCTTACCAAGGTCGAGTGGGCTACCACAGACTCACCAGGAGACGATCTGTTTTATTGTGCGGTAACACCCAAACTATTCAATTTCGAAACCAATGCAACCGACGGACATGAATTAGGTTTGACTCCGTGTTCATTAGGATCAACCATGTTTGGTAATTGGAGAGGAGATATGATTTTTCGATTCAAATTTCTTTCCTCAAAATACCATTGTGGACGGGTTCGCATTGCGTGGGACCCCATTGATACATTGTATGGAGGTAGTACCTTCACACCTGCGGTGTTCTCGCGTGTTGTTGATTTGTCTATGGAAACAGACGTAGAAGTACGTATTCCATATCATCAAGCACAGAGATTTCTCGCCTTTACTCAACCGGAACCAACTCCTTCTTACTACAAGAAAGGTGATACTTTTGCAAGTTTGTATGATAAGGAGTATACCAATGGAAATTTGGTAGTTTCAATTATGAACTCTCTTTCTGCCCCGGAAGCGACTTCTAATATTCAAATGCTCGTTTTCGTTCGAGCTGCAGATAATATCGAATTCGCAAATCCACAAACTCAATTGAATATGACTTATTCGTGGTTCGAGCCTCAATCTGGAGAGGAAATATCTATTACAGGTACTACTCCTAAAGAAGAGGCTCGCCAATATGATGTGTATTTTGGTGAGGCTGTGCGTTCGTATCGTAATTTATTACGCCGTACGTATGCCACAGAACCTTTGATCACATCTAGAGAACCAGGTGCCACAGACGAGTCATATGTTGTTTCGTACTCTCGTGCCATTTATCCGCCGATGAACGGTTACGATCCTGCTTCTCAATTTGATGCAGTTAGTCTCGCTCTTGGACCTGATGCTCCTTTTACTTGGACTCAAAATACGCCATTTCAAATTTTGTCTCCTTGTTTTAAAGGATTCAGAGGAGGTTTTATTTGGCATTATGAAGCCTATTCAAAATCTCAGCCCAATTTGAGACCTTCAATCGTGGCTAGCTATTCAATGACATCGCCTAGAACTAGTCTAGGCAAGGTAGTTAATGATGAAGTTTTGAGTGCAGCAGCCGGTTCCTCTCTCAACACTCTCGCTTTACGCGAGGCTGTAGCACCATTCTGGAATCGGAACCTTGCTAATTCAGTTGACAATAGTGGCATGGCTGTTATTTCCACCAATTGCGCGGAGAGCAAATCTGTGTGTATACCTTATAAGGCTAATACACGATTTACGTCCTCATCTCCGCAAACATCGAAAGAGGACGACGATGGTTACGCAATCACAACCGGTTCCGTAATCGTGAATCTGATCACCTATCCCAGTAGGTTAGGTGGAACAGACGCAGTTAAAGACGTTATTATTAGACGTTACTTTTCTGTTGCTCCAGATTTCACATTCTTTTACTTCAATTGTATTCCCCGTTTGTACAAGTATTCTACTACACCTGGTGGAGCATAATTGAAGTAAGTGAAGTTACGACTTCACAAAAATAGGGTAAGTCTTTGACTTGTTTATTTGTAAACGCCCCTCTAGCGTAGGTAGAGGTTTTGCGCCCTAAGCTCTTGCTTAAAACCTTCAGAAGTTTTACTGAAGATTCGTAGCGAGAGCTATGAATTATTCTTTCTTCTGCGG